AGGGGATGATAATATCAAAGAAATATATATTCATACAACGGAGAGTAGAGGTAGGGAGCATTTCTTTGTAGAAGGATATCAGCCTCCAATTGAAAATTTTATAGATTGTGATACGACAATTGATAATGAATTTCAATCATATAGAAAATTATTGGAAAAATTAGATTTATGATTTATCAACATCCATTATTTAATAAAGAGGAATGTGATTTAATAAAATCATATATAAAATTACAACCTACTAAATTAAGTGAATATTTTAATTTATCTAATAATTTTAAATTAATAGATGGTAATAAAATTGTGACAAATAACACATCATATAGAGTATCTATCATACCAAATATATCAGAAACGGAATGGATGTTTGAAAAAATATTAATATGGTTTAGTCATACTAATAATATTGAATTAAATACTATTAACAAAGTAGAATATTGTACTTTACATCAATATGGAGTTGGGGATTCTTTTTCAAAACATATAGATTTAGCCGAAGGGTTCGATACTAGACGATATAATTTAGGAATCCAATTAAACGATTCGTATGAAGGAGGAGAATATGTATGTTGGGATGATAATAACAATGAAGTTCTAATCTCGAAACAAATCGGAACTGCATTATCATATCATTGTAGAATTTGGCACGAAATAAAGAAAATTACAAATGGTGAAAGGTGGTCAATTGTGATGCCAATTAAAAAACAACATATAAATGAAAAAATAAATTTAATATAATATGAAAAAATACGCATTGTACATCGGAAGATGGCAGAATTGGCATAAAGGACATGAATGGTTAATTAATCAACAATTAAATCAAGGTAAAAATGTTTGGGTAGCAATTAGAGATGTTCAGCAAGATGAGAACAACCCAAAGACAGCTCATCAAATCCTTAAAGAATTATCAAACGAACCATTCTTTACAAACAATTTCGATAAGATTTTGTTATCTATTATTCCAGATATAGAATCGGTAAACTATGGTAGAGGTGTAGGGTATGATGTAATCTATCATGAACCACCATCCGATGTAGCAGTAATTAGTGGAACTGCAATCAGAACAGGTCATATGACACCAGATGGAAATATTATTTATGATGAAACTAAAGGATAGTGATAGTACAACGTAAAAGACATATAGCTAAGACCATCTCATATCGTATTATATCAACTCTAATCGGATTTGGTATAATGTGGTGGGTAAGTGGTTCAATTAAAGTAGGGGCTGCATTTGGAGTGGCAGAATTAGTGTATAAACCCATTCAATATTATCTACATGAAAGAGTATGGTATAAGTGGATTAAATATGGATTAAAAGATAAATAATGTTTTACAAATTTATTCAAAACTTTTTAAGTAAAGAAGAATGTGATTATATAATTTCCGTTGGAGAAGCTAATGGATTACATCAAATGAAATCGTCTAGAATCCTAAATGGAGTGGTGGTGGAAGAAGATACTGAATACATTGGTAATAAAAGAATGGGTGGGTATTTCATAGATGATGTATTATCAGATTCCCGTATAAAGAGTATATCAGATAAAATTTTATCAATTTCAAATGGGTTAAATCCATTCAATGGTGTAACATATACTTCTATTCCAAAGTATTCATTTAATCGTTATTCCGATGGAGATTTTTTGGATTCACATGAAGATAAGCATGAGATAATAAATGGTGCAACTATAACACTTATTATTCAGTTAAATGATAATTATGAAGGAGGGTTGGTTAAATACAATATAAATAAAGTAGAGTATTCAGTACCGAAAGAATTGGGAAGTGTGTTTATATTTGATTCTAATATAACACATTCGGTTGATACTATAGAATCTGGTCTAAGATATTCGTTGAATGTTTGGCCATCATCAATTAAAAAAGTTAGTTTAATATGAAAAATATAATTGTTATAGGTGGAGGTACTGCTGGTTGGTTAACCGCTTTATCTGTTAATAAATTTTGGAAAGATTCATCTGTTACTCTAATAGAGAGTTCTAAGATTGGAATATTGGGAGCAGGTGAGGGTGCTACTCCTAACTTTGGCGCATTTTTATCTTTGCTGGAAATAAACCAAAATGATTTTTTTAAAAGAACTGGATGTACTAGCAAACTCGGATTAACTCTATCAAATTGGACAGGTGATGGTAAAAGTTCATCACATCTTTTTACCGGACCTAAACCAAATGAATATAAACAAAACTACGCATATCATTTTGATGCTAGAATGGTAGCGGAATATCTAAAGGAGGTATCGTTATCAAGAGGTGTTAAGTGGATTGATGGTGAAGTTGATAATGTAAGTAAAGATGGTGATGATATTCACTCTATTTCACTTAAGGAAGGAATTGATATTAAAGATGTGGATTTTGTGTTTGATTGTAGTGGATTCGCTAAAGTTATTATAGGTAAGGTTCATAATGAGGAATGGATTGATTATTCTAAATATCTTTTGTTGAATACAGCTATGGCATATTTCTTACCACAAGAAAATCAATACTCAATAGGAGATGTAACACATACTAATATGATTTCAATGAATTCAGGTTGGATGTGGCAGATACCATTACAACACCGATGGGGATGTGGATATACATTCAATTCAGAATTCATTACTGTTGAAGAAGCTAAGAAGGAAGTAGAGGATTATATTGGTAAAGAAATTACTATACAAAAAGTATTTGATTTTAAACCAGGTAGACATAAAAGAAGTTGGATAGGTAATAGTGTTGCTATTGGTTTATCTTCTGGATTTATAGAGCCGTTAGAGGCTACCTCATTGATGTCGACGATAATGCAGTTAAAGAGATTGATAAGTGCTAAATTTGATGTATCTTATAGAGATAGGTTTAATGATTCATGTGCAAGTGTTAATGAACAGAATATGATGTTTGTTAGGTATCATTATTTAGCAGAAAGATTCGATACTCCATTTTGGAAAGCATCATACGAAATGCCTATTCCAGAAAAACTAAAATTAATATTAGATGATAATAATAATTTGATACCAAAAACAAATGCTGAATTACTAAAAATGTTTGATTTAAAAGAGGTTGGTGAAACCGAATTAACTTTCTTTATATACAATTACCAAATGATTTTTAAGAAAAACAAAAAGGTTTTACACAAAGAATTAATATAATATGGAAAAGGTCTACTTCGATGATACTACATTTATATGGAAAGGTAAATTAAATTTATCACCTCATAAAGATACCATCTTAAAGGAAGCTAATAATTTAATAAGCTCTTTAAAAGAAGTAGTTCGTACCGATGGTTTTGGATATAAAAAAGAATGGATTAATGATATAAATTTCAATGGAAACTTTACAATAGAAAACAAATTGGATGAGGTTTGTCAATATGGAATTGATAAATGTAAAGAAATATACAAATCACAATTTCATAAAGAATTTAATAAGATTAATACGGATGCGTGGGTAAATGTAGTTCGCTCAAAAGAACCTGTACAAGAAAATTTCTATGATGAAAAGAACAAATTCCATACTCATACAGAAATTAATAAAAAAACAAAATCATTCATTCCACATTACACCTATGTATATTATATACAAATGCCTGATATAATGGAAGGTGAAGATGGTGTATTATATTTTAAAGGAGAAAATGGTAAAGAATATTGGATACGACCTGAAGAAGATGATTTAATAGTAATGGAAGGTTGGATGCCACACTCTCCAAATAATGCTCCAAATTCTACAATAGATAGAGTTGTATTAGCAGGTAATGTTGGTTTTGATATGATTAAAAAAGAAAAAAGTTTGGTATAATGTTAGTAGATAATAAATTTTTATATATTTCATTACCTCGTTGTGGTTCAACTTCATTTCATTATTCTTGTATAGTAAATGGTATAGATGTAAAAAACTTAGATACTAAAGGTGATTTTGATAATTCTAAAATAGATTTTAATTCTATGAATGAATCGGATATAATGAATTTTATACAACATGCACACGAACCTCTATCGGAATTGCAAAAGAAATTTGGTTATGATTTACCTATAATCTCGGTAAATCGAAATAAGTATGATAGATTTTATTCCCTATATAAGCATATTATATTTGATTTAGATAGAATTGAGTTAAAAGAATTATCATATAAGTTTTCTAAATTTACATTGGATGAATTATTTTTTTTTCATACAAGTGATGTTATGACAAAGAAAAATAGATACGATATTATAAAAGAATATTTATTTGATATAATGCCTGAATTAAAGTATAATGACTCATATCGATACGTTGTTAATATAATTGATATTTTATTGACTCCTCTTTCACATTGGCACACTCATCATAAAAATATTATTTGGTTTAATATCGATGAAATGTATAAATTGGAAGAATGGGTATCTAACATCACTAATAGTGAATTTAAATTGAAACATATAAATTCAAGTTCATTCATAGAAACTAATATACAATTGGATAGTAAATTTATGTTAAGATATGATTCTATATACGAACGTTATGAATCTCCAAAGAGTAATAACTCAATAATATGATACCAAACTATAGAGAAATATTTGAAGCTTGGGTGATTTCAAAAAATCCAACAGAAACCCAAAAATCTATGGCACAGGATAGATTAGAAATATGTAAATCTTGTGAACATAGAAAAGAGACACTTAAGGGAATTAAATGGTCTACGGTATGTAAGTTATGTGGATGTCCATTGAGTAAAAAAGTATTTTCTCCTATGTTTAATCCCTGTCCAATGGAGAAATGGGAAGAAATTGATTCTAAATATATGAAGCGAATACCTAAAAAAACTAAAGACACTATAATATAAAAAACAGATATTTATACTAAATTAACAGAATACTATATGAAAGGAGTGATAATTGGCAGTGATTTATTGGAACACAATGGAGATGTCAAGTTTATAGAAACTAACACAAATACAACTATTTATAATCGTGGAGCTGAAATGCTTGAGTATGATAGTTTGTTTGATATGCTTAATTCAAATGGGATAACCGAATTTCATTTTATTTGGACGGAAACCGATGCATTCATTCCTCTTTATGAACCATATAAGTTTAAGGAAATTTTAGAACAAAAGTGTTCCGAAAATGGTATCTCATTTAATGATTATGTTGTACCAATGGGTTCTATTACTGTACCTTATATAGAAGATTCTTCGACTAAGTTTATCTTAAGACAATCTTATGATACAACTGCACTAATAGATGAAACGTATTGTGCTGATAAATTTGGTTTTTTTAATCTAATGAGTGGTTCAGACTATATACCAAACACATATCAATCTCATTCAGAGTTGGGAATCGATACATTATCTAATGTAGATACATCTGATTTATCAAATCCAAATGTTGTGGTAAAGGCAAGGTATCCTCAGTATGATAGGGGTACATATCCTGAAATTCATACAGTTTCTGATTTAGACCAATTAAATAATATAAAGGTAAGTTTACCAACCGATTATTTAGTTCAAGAATTCATATATTCATCTGATAATGTAGTTGAGGATAGATATTCTATAATTAGAAGTATTGATATTGTATATGGAAGTGAATTGGATGTTATTAATATGGGAGGGTATAGACACTCTTCTATTTTGCCAATGGCAACATTTGAAAATGAATTTAAAAGTGGGTCAACAAAATTAGACCAAAAAAGTAGATATAAGTATATCACAAAGGTAGTAGATGATGTAAAACAAGAATATCATACTGATGAAGATTCTTTAATTGTAGATTATACCGGTTCACTACAAAGAGCAGATACTATACAATTAGGTACTTATATTCGTTCTATTGATTTTGTTGATTTCAATGGTAATCATGGAGCTAATTTTGAAGAAGGAAAATTAGATGTATTAGGGTGGGAAAGTACATTACAACAATCTAGAGATACATTAACTCAGACCTCATCAAGTTTAAACCACATTACATCTGCTTCAGTTGATACAATGTTTATTAGAGTTACTCTTACAGATGGTAGAAGTTGGATAGATTCTCCTGCGTGTACATACTATATAGAAGAATCAGGTTCATCTGCAACTAGATTTGAGATTTTAAATAAAATGTATGTGGGTGATAAAATAGTAATCACAAATGCTGAAACTTCTGAATTAACTACATTAGAAATTGCAGAATTGGAAATGGAACACACAAAGATGATGGTATATGCTTTAGATTTTGAACCATCTGACCTTTTCTTAGTTGATTTAGGAGCAGGTAATTATGGAGTTATGCATAATCCGTGTTGGTGTCCATGGAGTTTCTGCGGAGACTGGTGTTATTCAGCGTGGTGTCCTAACTGTATTGTGAATCCAATAAAATAATATAATATTAAAAATAAACAAAATGCTTGTAAATAAAATAGATAGACCTCAAACCGTTATTAAAGTTTTAATTGTACCAATTACAACTGAAGTAAAGGTTAAAACAGCTAACGCAATACAATCTTTTATAAATAAAGTTAAAGAAAAACATTTATCTTAAAAAATGGAAAAGTTATTTTACAAAAACCAAAATTGGGATGAGTTTCATGTCAATAGTGGTAAGGTTTTGACGGATGTAAAGATTATATCCAATTCAGTTTATCATGAATTTAGAGGTTCTATATGGACTACATTTCATTCGGATTATTTCCCAAAAGTATTACCAACTGATTTACAATTTAAGCACGATAGATTCTCACAATCATATAAAGGTGTATTGAGGGGATTACATTATGATGATAAGACTTGGAAACTACTAAGTTGTCCTTTGGGTTCATTATATACGGTGTTAGTTGATATGAGACCAGATTCGGAAACATATTTAAAATCAGAAACATTTATAATGTCTCCTCAAACTCAAATACAGATACTTTGCCCTCCGATGTTTGCAAACGGTCACTACGTTCTAACAGATGATTCTCTTTTCACATATAAAATGGCATACGAAGGAGAGTATAACGATGATACTAAACAAAAAACAGTTAGATGGGATGACCCTAAGTTAGGAATAGATTGGCCTACACAAACTCCTATTCTTTCTAAGAGGGATGCTAAAGCAGCATTTATTGATTAATATGAGTATCAAACCTTATATAAGAAATGAATGGGGCAAACTAAAAGAGATAATAGTTGGCAGACCAGAGTTTGCTCAGATTCCTACTATAAGAGATAAATCTTTACATACGATTGATTACGCTAATTATACAGACGACCAATTTCGTAAGATACCCTATGGAACTTATCCTAAATGGATGATTGAGGAAACGAAAGAGGATTTAGATAACCTATCAATTACATTAGAAGGGTTGGGTGTTAAAGTACATAGGCCTTCTCTAATTGATTGGAGTGAGAAGTATTCAACTGAAAATTGGGAAGTAGATGGATACTATGGATACTGCCCTAGAGATTCTATGTTGATTATAGAAGATAAAGTTATTGCTACTCCTATGGCTCTCCGCCAAAGACAAAATGAAACTAGAGCATTTAAACATTTATTCGATGAATCACATTGGGTGGATTTTCCTAAACCAAAATTATTAGATTCAATATACGATAGGGGGTTATTACCTGCACCTACATTAAGGAACGATGAACCCGTATTTGATGCGGCTAACATCCTTAAGTGTAATAACGATATACTATTCCTAATTTCCAACACCGGTAATAGAGCAGGAGCAGAATATCTTCAAAAATGGTTAGATGATAATATGAAAGAAAAGTATAATGTACATCCAATAGAAGATGTGTATGCATTCATTCATATTGATACCACTTTTGTACTCATTAGAGAGGGACTGGTCTTAGTTAATCCTAAAAGGGTAAATAGTACCAACCTACC